AAAAAAGAATTACTTAAAAATGTAGGCGACGAATGCCTATTAATCAACAGCATGGAATGGGGTAAGTATCGTTGGCCTACCGAAGTCTATTACAGCGATATGGGCCAGATGGCCTATATGAGTCGTGCCTACGCTGAACGTCCACCGGAAGATCTGTATGATGATTTAGCATATCAATTCCAAACTGCTACTCGTATTTTACGTAAGTGTCGCACTGCATGAAGATTAATTTAGTATTATCAAAAAAAAACTGGACCAGTTTTCATCAAATTGCATTCACTGATCTTATATCAGAATATTTTGATATCACATATATAGAAGATCACATACCTGATAAAGAAAATTCAATTTTAGTATCAAATCTCACACATGATCGATGGTATCAGGATTTATATCAAAAAGGCTATAAGTTATTAATTGACTTAATGTGGGGCGGCCAAGATTTTGATATCCCAGATGCATTTTTATTAAAAAATGCCAATTGGTTTTGGTATCACGAAGCATTAATGTATAGGAGAAAAGGGTATGATCAATATGTACCCGATAGGAATTACACTAAAAAAGCGTTAATGCCAATGGGCATACATAAAGAATCATATGATCAATTATTTGATAGTATATCGGATCTGTTAGATGATTTTGTTTATAGCTATGTAGGGCGGTTAGGCAAGCGTTTACCTAATGATGCTCCTGATAATTTTTGGACTGGTGATACTTCCCAGCTTACAGGGTTTAATCAAAGATATTTTAATCCAGAATGGTATAATCAAACTCACTATAGTTTAGTAGCAGAAACTACCATATGTAATTTATTTCCATTACATTTAACAGAAAAAACATTTAAACCCATAGCATTCCAACATCCATATATCATATGGGGGCAACAGGGTATATTAAATCATTTACGTTGTTTGGGATTCGAAACATATGAAAATTTATTTGATGAGAGTTATGATATGGACCTAGATAGATCATCAAGATTACGTAAAGTAGTTAACAATGTCAGATCTTTTAACTACATAGAATTTGATAGTCTGACTAATCAAAAAACTAAACATAATCATCAATTATTTTTTAACATCCAAATAATACAAAATCGTATTAAACAAGAAATAATTGATCCGATTACTGATTTTTTTGAAAAGAGCTAGACACGCATATATAATTATAGTATAATATAATTTTAACCCAAGGAGAGCCACATCATGGCATCAAAAATGTTTTCAGGCGAACAAAAAGCCAAACTAACACAGTTAATTAACGAAGGTATTGCGGTATTACAAGAAGTAGAAGATTTGTCAGCAGGCCTAAACGACACTGTAAAGGCAGTAGCAGAAGAACTAGAAATCAAACCAGCTATCCTTAAAAAAGCAATTAAGATCGCCCAAAAATCAAAATTAACTGAAACTAATGCTGATCATGAAACTCTAACAGATATCTTAGAAACAGTCGGTCGCACAGTTTGAAGATAGATTGGCATAAGACCGTAGATTTTGTAAAGCGAGATTGGCACGGTCATCCAGTTAGATTATGTTTAGAAGTTTTTAATTGGTTTCTAAACATCATAGTGGTAGTAACATTTGCTGCCACCGTACCTGATGTACCATTTTTAGTGGTGTACCCCTTGTTCTTTTGCTGTTTAGCGATTAGCATGTATTCAGCATTAAGCAGAGGAAGTTTTGGGTTGTTCATGACAAGCCTGACTATTTTCCTAGTTGATCTTGTGGGTTATGGTAGATTGCTGTATAATTAATAAAACGCCCACCTTGGGCATGAAGAGTGTGTGTGAGCTAGAAGTCGCACAAAAAGGAAATAAATGAGTTACGTAGACGCACTATTTGATCGAAATAAAGATCGCATATACATCGTAGAACGAGTAAATGGCCAGAGAGAATACAAAGAGTATCCTGCCAACTATACTTTTTATTACGATGACCCCCGCGGTAAATTCCGCACTATCTATGATACGCCTGTATCGAGATTCAGCACACGCATAGGTAAAGAATTCCATAAAGAAGTTAAAATCAATAGTGGTAAGCGCATCTGGGAAAGTGATATCAATCCTGTATTCCGTTGCCTAGAAGAAAACTATCTAGGACAGAAATCTCCCAAATTACAAACAGCATTCTTTGACATTGAGGTAGACTTTGACCCGGTCAGAGGATTCAGTCGTCCAGAAGATCCATTCAATCCCATTACCGCAGTGTCAGTGCATCTCGATTGGCTAGATAAATTAGTCACCATGGTTATTCCACCCAAGTCAATGAGCTGGGAAACAGCTGAAGAGATTTGTAAGCAATATGACAACTGTTTCTTGATGGAACGTGAAGAAGACCTGCTTAAAACATTCTTAGACTTGATTGATGATGCAGACATCTTGTCAGGATGGAATTCAGAGGGCTTTGATATTCCGTACATGGTGCAGCGTACCAATCGTGTCCTAAGCAAAGATGACACACGCAGATTCTGTTTATGGGGGCAGTTTCCTAAACAGCGTGAGTTTGAACGCTTTGGTGCTAGTAACATGACATTTGATTTGATTGGTCGTGTACACATGGACTATATGCAACTGTATCGCAAATACACATATGAAGAGCGACACAGTTATAGTCTAGATGCTATTAGTGAATATGAGCTAGGTGAAAGTAAAACACAGTATGAAGGCACATTAGATCAACTATACAATAAAGACTTTGCCAAGTTTATCGAATACAATCGCCAAGACACCGCACTGTTGCACAAACTAGATGCTAAACTACGTTTCTTAGATCTAGCGAATGAGTTGGCACATGATAACACTGTGCTACTACAAACTACCATGGGTGCTGTGGCAGTTACAGAACAAGCTATCATTAACGAAGCGCATCAATTGGGCATGGTTGTTCCAAATCGGAATCGCGATGAACAGTTTGACACACAGGCCGCAGGTGCTTATGTAGCAACTCCTAAAGCAGGCATGCATGACTACATTGGTGCTATCGATATTAACTCACTATATCCCTCAGCTATTCGCGCACTTAATATGGGTCCAGAAACTATTGTTGGACAACTGCGTCAGACCATGACAGAACATTATATCAAAGAAAAACAAACAGCAGGTAGCAGTTTTGCAGATGCATGGGAAAACTTGTTTGGCAGTTTAGAATATACCGCAGTGATGAATGGCGAAGTTGGTACCGAGATTACAATTGATTGGGCTAATGGATCCAGTGATGTACTAAGTGCTGCAGATGTTTGGCGATTAATATTCGACAGTAACAAGCCATGGATACTTTCAGCCAATGGTACTATATTCAACAATGAACGTAAAGGTGTCATTCCGGGACTACTTGAGCGTTGGTATGCTGAGCGACAAGACATGCAGGTTAAGAAAAAAGAAGCAACTACAGATGAAGACACAGCATTCTGGGACAAGCGTCAGCTGGTTAAAAAAATTAACTTGAACAGTTTGTATGGTGCTATTTTAAATCCAGGATGTCGTTTCTTTGATAAACGTATCGGACAATCAACTACATTAACAGGCAGAACTATTGCTCGTCATATGGATGCCTATATCAATGAGTGTATCACGGGGGTGTATGACCATACTGGTGAAGCAATCATCTATGGTGATACAGACTCATGTTACTTCAGTGCTTATCCAATGGTACGTGCAGACGTTTTAGCAGGTAAGATGGAATGGAACAAAGACATAGCAGTAGGTTTGTATGACAGCATCGCAGATCAAGTCAATGAAAGTTTTCCAGCATTCTGTGAACGGGCATTCCATACACCACGACGCCAAGGTGAACTGATCAAAGGTGGACGAGAAAGTGTGTCACTTAAAGGCCTGTTTATTAAAAAGAAACGTTATGCTATCCTAATCTATGATATGGAAGGGCATCGTTTAGATAGTCACGGCACTCCGGGCAAAGTAAAAGCCATGGGCTTAGACTTAAAACGCAGTGATACTCCCAAAGTTATCCAAGACTTCTTAAGTGACATCTTATTATCTGTACTAACTGGTGCAGACCGTGAATCGATTATCACCAAAGTCCGTGACTTTAAATTACTATTTACAGAGCGTCCGGCTTGGGAGAAAGGCACACCTAAGCGTGTAAACAACCTGACCAAATACAGCAAGGAAGAAGAACGCCTAGGTAAAGCCAACATGCCAGGGCATGTACGTGCTGCAATGAATTGGAACAACTTAAAACGCATGATGGGTGATCAATACAGTATGAGTATTGTCGATGGTATGAAAACTGTAGTATGTAAGCTCAAAGACAATCCGCTTGGTTATACTAGTGTTGGATACCCCACAGACGAAACACATATCCCACAGTGGTTTAAAGAATTACCGTTCGATGACGCCAGCATGGAAACTGGTATCGTAGATCAAAAGGTAGAAAACTTACTAGGTGTGTTAAACTGGAAGATCGCAGAGAATACACAGATCGCAACCACGTTTGATAATTTATTTACGTTTGAATAATCATGAATGTCAAAGATTTAGTAAAATTTAAAAATGATCTACTCAACACTCGACAAAAATTGCTGCTCGACGAAGTTATATCAGAAAAAATCAAGATAATCGATGATTTTTGCTGTCGTCATGAGATAACGGATTATACCCAAGATACAGATCAATGTATTTCGATATATAAAGGATTGTCCTCCCATAATAAAGATATTATTACACTTGTTGATAATTTAATTAAAAAAGTTGAGGACGATATCATTCTACAAGTAAATAAAACTGTTTCAATTGGTGAAGACGAAAGACACTTGTCTAATTATTTGGCGACTTCCGACAGTATTGAGCAAATAATATGCACTAGAATAAGTTCATATAGTAATTGGAAATTTCCAGGATTACAATTACATTGTAGATATTTCCGCCCAGAAAGTAAAAACTATCAAGGGCCAAATACATTTTCAAACCCGACGCATAGAATAAATTCCATGGTTGCATGCGATCCGTTGTATCTAGTTTCAACCGATAAAGAGCATCTAAATGAAATTATAAGTTATCACAATCCTATATATAGGAATCGGTTACGTCTATATGAAATTACGATGAGATCATTATTCTTCCAAGGTAGGAATCTAAGCCAGCTACCTTATGCACAGTTTGGATTCATATTATGTTGGGATTTTCTAAATTACTTGTCGATTAAGACCGTTGAGTGGTATTTAAATGAATGTATTAGATTATTACGGCCAGGCGGCAGTTTAATGTTTAGTTATAATAATGGTGACATAGAATCATCTGCTAAACTGTTTGATCAAGGTCGTGCTGCATGGGCTACTGCTCAAATAATTCAAAAAATGATTGAAGAAATTGGATTTGATATTATTAGATCAGAAAATCATTCAACAAATGACAATGAAGATACTTGGGTCAGCTGGTATGAAGTTAAAAAACCGGGTGAATTAAAAACTGTAAGACTAAATCAAGCTATAGGAGTAGTACTAACAAAATAATTTCATCAAACCTATTGCAAGATCTAAATAAATCACGTATAATTAATTATCAAAGGAGAAACACATGAGAGACCATCTATTAGACATCGTTAAAAACACTTATGGCTTAGGCATTATTGACTTAGTTAAAGTATCAGGTACAGATTCAGAAACCAATATCGAAGCACTAGCAGAAGACCGTAGTGTTATCGTACAGGCTAAACTAAACGGACCAGTAGCAGAATTTATTGGCACATTTGGTATGCCAAACCTAGGCAAACTGAACACTATCTTAGGTATTCCAGAATACAAAGACAATGCCAAGATTAGTTTGACCAAACAAGATCGCAATGGTGAACAAGTAGCAGTGGGCCTGCATTTTGAAAATGCCGCTGGTGACTTTAAAAACGACTATCGTTTTATGAGCCAAGAGATTGTCAATGACAAACTCAAAACTGTTAAAATGCGAGCAGTAACTTGGAACGTAGAATTTGAACCCACAGTGGCAAATATCCAAAGACTTAAATTCCAAGCCAGTGCTAACGCAGAAGAAGCAAACTTTACTGCTAAAACTAACAATGGCAACTTAGAATTATCATTTGGTGACCATAGCAGTCACGCAGGTAACTTTGTGTTCCAAGCAGGTGTTACAGGTACACTGAGCAAAAATTGGTCATGGCCAGTCAATGCTGTATTAAGTATCTTAAACCTAGCAGGCGATAAGAAATTTAGTATCAGTGATGAAGGTGCGGCACAGATCACTGTTAATTCAGGGCTAGCGACTTATAACTACATCTTACCAGCACAGAGCAAGTAATTGTTTGAATACTGGAAGAATCAGCATTCTGCCAGAGGATTTGTTCCTGGTGGAATGTTTGTAAAAGATGATTTAATTTATGTACCCATTCCAAAAAACTCTAGCAGTTATATAGGGCAGATGCTGTTGAAAAATGCATGGGGAGTAGGTAACTTTCTTACCACAGATTTAAGTAAGAAAAAAATCATAGTACTATTGAGAAATCCAACAGATAGATGGCTTTCGGGGATGGCACAATACATGTGTTCGACCTTATTAAAAAATGGTAGGACGTCATCAGATATTATCAATAATTGGAATGTAGTAATTCGAGATTTAATTTTTGATCAGGTGATATTTGACGATCATACTGAAAAACAGGTATACTTTATAAACAGTGTACCTAGAGAGAATTGTGTATTTTTTGACAGTGCTAAACAGCCAGAACAA